TTAGTTTATTTTTTCTAACCATTTCCTTGCTAAATAAGAATTCTGCTTTTTGGGCTCGTTGTTCAAATGTGACCATTTCAGCATGAGCAAGTTCACAAGCAGGAGTATATTCATCACCGAGCATGGTAACGCCTTTGTACCTAAACTTTTTAATGTGTGTTTGATTGTTTTCATCTTTCTCAATTTCATTTATATAAATTTCCATTGATACTTTTTTTAGCGGATCATCTCCATTTTCCTTTTTTTCTAAGAAGAGATTAAACATTTCTGGAAAATAAGCTTTCCACAAAATAGCAAAAACGACGAGGCTAATTGACCCGTCGTCTTCTTTCACATAGTTAGGTTCTTGATTTGGAAGAAAAAACCCAATGGGCATTTCTTCTTCTTCATGACCCATTACATCTTGTGTCCACTTGTTATATTTTGCCACAATTGGTTTTCCTAAAATAGAATTTGTAGCATCATAAAACGCTTCATCTTCTATAAATAATTCGTGGGCATTATTACCAGATGAACATACTTTGATTTTTAACAAAGCCGTTGTATCATCAAGTATTTTTTCTACACTGAAATTATCGGTGAATTTTAGAACTTCAATCATGTTATTATCCTCCCTAGTAATCTTATATGAACAGGGAGGTTGTTTATTGTTTCATCTAGTGCTTTTGTTTTTGAAAACCCCATTAAATTTCCTCTTTTTTTAAGTAGTGGGAATCCATTTTTTACCAAATATTTTCCAAGAATGTTATTTGTAAAAACAATCTTAGTATCAAAATCATTAAGTATAAACATACTACTCACCCACGAATGAATTAATATTAGCATCTAATAACAATTCATCAATAGGATTTTGGCATTTTAAAAAGATATCGACTAAATCTTGTGCTTGCGAAATATAATCAATTAGTCCATAAAGAATTTCTGATAGTATCTTCTTAGTCGTCTGATCTTTAAGTTCTATTGCTTTATCTATAGTTATTTCTATTAAATCTCTATAATCAAATAAATCTTGCAAATATACTGCAAGACATTCAGAAATACTCATATAGTTTTCATTTCCTATTGGGGTCATAGGATAAATAGGGATGCATCCACTCTTCTCTTGATATTCCGCTATTTTATCTCCAAATATAACTGGATATTCATGTGACAGTGCGTGCAACATTCGTGACGTATTTATAAGCTTAAAATCAACGATTACTACGGATTTAATCCTATCAAGTCTTCGATTAATTTCAAAAGATTTACCAACAATATCATTCAACAGCATATTTAATTCATTTTCTATTAGCATAATTCCTCCTATTCCAAAACGACAACAAATAGTTTTGTGTTTGTTACATCTCTAATATTGAATTTCATTTCTCTCCTTTTAAATTTTTCCACCCTTACTTATATTGCCACCATTCTCTCTTGTTTCTTGCCCAGAGTCTGACAATTCTGAATCAGACTTCCTTGGAGCTCCGGTATCTTTAGCCGCTTCGTCTTTCGATATGTTATAAGCAGACAGTAGTGGTCTTAGTCGATCAGCAAATTCTAAGCTCTCAGTTAAGTCAAGTTCATCTTCCATTTCGAAAATATCCATATCAAGAGCGTTTGCAATTTTGTTAATACTTACAATGCCTTTGTCTCCCGATTCAAAAGCTTCTTTTCTTCGAAATTCTCGATTTAAATAAGTGTTCGAGCCACTAAATTTTATTTTAAATATAAACTTTTTAGTAATTAGCGATAACTGATGGTTTAAAAATGCTTCAAATTGTGGATAGATTGAGTTCATTAAATTTTCATCAATGCTTAGAGCGATATTATTTTCAACAGTCGTTGGTTTATTCGTTGAAAACAAACTTGCTCCACCTCCGCCAATCATTGCTGCAATATTTTTAGTAAATTTAGCATATTGATCGTTGCTAGTATTTGTAAATTCAATTGAATCAATTTTCTTAGACGGGATATTTACAACTTTAATTGCCTTATCTAATCCTCCTGATATAGCTCCCAGTATTGCACCCATCGTGGTCGGATTAACTTCAAAAGAATCCGCCCGTGATGTCTTTCCATCATTGAGCATTCCCCATTGTGATGTGACTAATTTTGAAGCAGCTACTACCCCTTGATTTAATTCAAGACTTCTAAAAACAGGAATTAATGCAAGTTCGGGATACATTCCCGCTAAATAAGGCACGTTAGCAACATAATCAGCATTCATTTTAAACGCATACGCTCCATCTACTTTAGAATCTAATTGACTCCAAAGAGCATAAGCATCAGTTCTATGTCCAATCGTGTTCGCAGAGTTATATTTAAAATTGCCTTTTCCATCGAGCATCTTTGAGAACTTCTTTTTAATCGATTTTGGATAAAGATCTATGTTTACCATCGGGTTTAAAAAATAAGAAAAGTCAAAGTCATATTCTAAACCATGAGTAGACCTTGCGGTCGTCTTACAATATTTGTAAGGCATGTCCTGAAAAATAAAATCGTCTTCACTCATATCTTTTCTAAATATTCCATAGTATGTTTCATTATTTAATAATAAAAATGTTATTTTATTAAACTGTTCTCGATAGTTAAATTTAGCTAAAAATGTTTTAACTATTTTATAATCTTTCTTAAACGCGGGCAGTTTGTAATCTTCTTTATCTTTTGCATTTACACAACGAATTGCTAAATTCCAAGCATTTAAGTTTTTAAGATTATCAACCGCTCGTTTATATAATAGATTACTAAGATAAAAATGCTGACCTGTCGAGATAAGAAAATCTTCATTTTCTTTTGCATTTGCTAATGCTTTCTCAATCGACTCTGATGTACTTTTCAGAGGGTTAAGTGAAATATCTTTCATCATTTGATTTTGCATCATTGGTGAAATAGCAGTTCCATAACCACGAGCATATGATTTTGCAAAAGCTTGTGAATCAAATTCCATAAGCCCATCTTCTATCATTTTATTGCCTTTGATTGCTATCTCGATAAGTTCATTGACTTGTTCTGCTGTTATTTTTTCTTCCATTCGTCTCCTTTCTGAATTTTTTTTAGTTTTAGAATATTACCGCACTAAGCACATCTTGAATATCATCTTCTCTATATTCCATATCTTCATACGTTTTCGCATACCATAATCCATATATTAAAGCTGAAAAATTATCTTTTCCCATCTTTGTAATTATTCGCTCAACTGCAAGCTTGTTGCTAGGAAGTGTTTTTAATTTTAAATTAGCTACTTCATCAACTAATAAATCAGTTAAAACGTAAGGTAAAACATCGTCGGATTGATTGTCATAGGCTTCTAACGAATAATCACTGTTAGTCTTCTTAACTAACAATCTAAGTTTTTTTGACGTCACCATTCCTATAAAATTAACGAGAATATTACTATTGTCAGATTGAGGTGTAAGAGCATAAATACACCTATCTGCATCCGATTCTTCAGGTGTGATATCTGTGTTTTTAGTCTGCCAACATCCTAATTCTTGACCTGTTTCTGGATCGATTGTTTGCTTAACTAAACAATCGAGTAACCCAACCCCTAGTCCGTTGTAATCAAGACAAACTGCTTTTGCTTCAAATCTATTTTTTATACGTTTAATTTCAACAGCTTGTTCTTCAAAGCTTTTATTTCCTGAAATTTCAAAAAGATTGACTAAATGCAGTTGTTTAATTTTTAAATTATTGCTACGGATAATCTTTATTACTGCTACGGAAGAAATTGCGTTACCACTTTTTAGAGATCTTGCAACATCTATTCCTAAAACATATTCACCTGAATGGGTTCGCTCAGTCTCAGGAAGAAGTATAGTTCGACAATCCATCAATTGTTGGATAGGAACAAGTGCTCCAGAAGAATTCCCAACCCAATAAGAACTATAATTTTGTGCAAAAGCAATAGGATTAAGATCTTCTCGCTTTTGAATCATCTCATCTTTATTTTGTCCTCGCCTATACCAGCAAGGGAGTTTCCAAGAAGATCCTAAAAATATTTTCCCTTGCAAATCAACCATATTTCGATACGTTTTAACAACTCTTGAGTATTCGTCAGACGCTTTATAGCCCGCAGTGGTAAAGAAATTGATCTGAGAATTCATTTCACAAGGGTCAAAATCCCCATCTGGGAGCAACCTAGGTATTCCAGGAATAGGTTCGATTACATCTTCAAATAAAGCAGACTTTAATAAAGCAGATTCTTCAACGTTGATTCTCGCTCTACGTTGACCTTTTGTTGCTTGTGCATTTGCTAAAATGTCAATTTTCGAACCGTTTGTAAATTCTATCTCTGCCGTGTTTTTATTGAATTTTGGCTTGCCTGCAATTTCATTTTCTAATAACGGGAAAAATTTTATTATTTCAATATATTTGTCTTGTAGAATACTAGCAGCATTTTCTTTTGTTTGGGCTGTTAGAGCAAGATGAACATTAGGATAAAAAATTGCCACTAAAATCATACATAAAACCTCTATGAATGTTTTTCCATATGCTCTTGGAAACACTCCATAAGTGCTATAAAACCGAGTGATAGTCCGAATTAATATTCTTTGATCTAAATCTAAATTGATAGTATACTTTTCAGGCTTTATCAAGTCTAAAAACAAATCAAGATGCCACCGCGCCCAACTGATAAACTCAACATAATCATTAAGATGTTTTTTTACATCTATGCTCGACCCTGTGTTTTTATCAACCATCCATCTTACCTACTTGATTTTCAGATTCGTCATCTGGCATTTTTAGAAACTTTTCAACTTTTGGTCTATATTCTTCTGGTTCGTCATCTTTAAATATCTTCTTTAAGTCATCATTATCATCTAAGAAAGCTATTTTTCTTTTGTCGTAGAATTCATATATTTCAGGATACGAAATTAGTTCTTTCCCTTCTAAGTGTCTTGCACAATCGATATAGTTGTAAATTGTAAAGTCAGGGATATCTCGTGGTCTCTGAAGAAATTCAGGCATAATCGGGATTACCCCTCCGCTGTTTTCTTCGACGACTTGAACTAATTCCCCGAAAGCGGTAATACCACCAATTAAATCAGCTTTACTTAACTGATTTGGGGTAATCCCGCAATCTGTAGCTGCTGATCTGGCGAGCGCGCCCCATGATTTAGCCGATGTAACATCGTTGCCAGCTGTTGCAAATTCCTCTTTTACTCGATATCGAATAAATGTTAACAACCCCTCCGTGTGCATAGATGTTATCTCATCAAATGAGTTTTGCAAAAATCTATATTTTTTCTCCATAGCTAAAAGCTCATCATCTTCGAAGTTATTTCCGAATCTTGTTCTTATTTCATCCGTCACGAGGTCAGAGGTTACATTCTTCAAATTGTTTGGTTTGTTTTCTTCCGTGTCACAAAAATGTAGCTTCCTAGTATCTGCTCCACGTCTTATCTCTGTAATATATTTTGCCAAAGTTGCATCAGGATATAACTTGCTAGTTTCCTTCCATAAGGTACTTACGTATGGATAATCCAACTGCTGTAAAATCCCTAAAATTCCACTTAATTTTGTAAGGTCTGTATATTTATCCACACATTTTTTACAAACGGGATACTTTTTATTCATTAATGGAAAATTTGAAGAATAAAATGCAGTTTCAGCTTGCATTAGTCCAAATTTTTCACAATCTTCACACTGGCATATTATTTTTCTTGCCATATTTTCTCCTTTTTATTCTTTGCAGTCTTTGCATTAAAAAAGACACCTTTCAGTGCCTAATCAATCTCGTTTTATTAATTTATATATTCGTCTGGAAATTCAATCGACACAAAATCCATGTAATTAAAATATGCGTCACTTAAACTTTCCGTTAAATCCTCGATTGGAGTCATCTCTCCTTGTTCATCTAAAATTGGAACTCCTAATTTTGCGAATAGATCTAAAAACTCATCACAAAATCCTGTATCTGATTCGTAAACAATTTCTACTCGATCTAAATATTCTTCTTCATCTACCTCAATGCCATCTATTAAAATTTTCATAGCGTCTCCATTTTTCATTTTTACTATTTGATTACTTTATCACTCATAAACGAAACATCGTATGCACATTTTAAACCTTCTTTATTACACACAAAAACCAAAGATTCAGATTTTCCAAAAATTCTTTTTTGGATAGTGTAATCATCTTGAGAAACAAAACTACCACCTTGAATTAATTTTTTTCCTCGAACATTTTTTATAGAATTATGATGTAAATGAGCAGAAATTATTCCATAAACAGGTTTCCCATAAAATTTTTCTAATTCTGCGATACGATCTGAATTGTCGTAGTCTCCGTGACAACCCAAATATGTCTGTCCAAGTATTGAAACTGCATAAAATGTGCTATCAGGCTTCTCATATTCATCAAAAATAATATTCTTAAAATCGGAAAGTGTTATCTTTATAAAATCTTCGACGACATTGTCTAGTCTTTCGTCCTTCAATGAGTCATTTTTATGGTCTAATCTCGAATGGTTCCCAGATACAAAACATACTCTTGTTTTTTCAAATATTGTATCCAATTCCACTAGAAATTGCGATATCAATCCCGCTGCTAGCGGGATTTGTTGAGAGATGTTCTCCTTATTCTGTATCTGAATCGTTTTATGAATCGAGCCATTTATTAAGTCCCCGTTACAGGCAACTACACAATTTTTTACATTATGCGTTTTTTGAATGTCTTTTATTTTTAAAATATATTCTTCTAGCATCAGTTTTAAAATATCTGTATTATAAACACACCAACTATTTGAGATATTCGCTCCTACATGGAGGTCTGAGAGAAGAATAACAATTTCTTCCTCCTCATTCATATCTTTTGCCTCAAAGCTTAAAGTAGGGACATCTGTTTTTTTAATAGTGTTTTCAAATAGCTCCAAAAGTTCCTCACTTTGGGCTTTTTTATTTATTAATTTGTTTAAAGCTGTCCTCTGATGGCTCAGTTTTATCCGTTCCTTCTTGAGTGAAATATTAGCCAATTCTATCTTGCTCAAAAATTCTTCATCATCTCCAACTGATTCTTCTAAATATTTATCAACCAGTTCTAAAGTGTACTTCGACCCATACATCATTTTCCGACAATGATCCGAGCTACTTTTTTCCCCAAAAGCTAATTCAGACAACTCGGTATAATCATCATCAATCGTTTTATCCACTAATTTACCATAAACAATTCGCTTATGGTAATCTAACTCATTTTCTCCGTTTATTCGTTCTATCATTTTAAAGCTCTTTTCTAAGCTTGATAGAAATATCACAATTATCGTATTCCTTTAATTCTTCTTGTATTGAAATGATTTCCCCGTCAATCTCTATAGTCATATCCTCTTGATTAAAAATCCCAACGATTTCTTTATACGTTATTTCATCATTTTTACATTTCATTTAATTTACCTCCCTTTCCCTCCATTATATTTGAGTTTTGGTGTGGTAAAATAAACCGATATTATCGAGAAATAACACAAAAAAAAAAGTCGAGCCATGTAAAAAAACGTCAATTATTGTATAAAATTACGTATTTGTTGCCATAAATTGCTATACTTCCATTAGGATTTGGAATTAAAACACTCGTTATCTGCTGGCTATTTTGAACTAAATCAAAAAAAGAAGAATTAACTTGAGAGAAAAATACGTCAAAAAGAAATCGTCGTATCGAAGAATATTCAGGAGATTCGATGGCTTTAATAAGCCAAAATGTTGTATTTTTATTCATTTTTATTTTGTTTATATATTCAACACATTGTATCTTTAAATCATTTGTGAGAGTAATTTTTTCTATATAATCTGATGCTTTATTTCCCCAGATATGGACGACATCAATCTTGTATCTATATACCGTATCGAATATTCGTTTAGTTTGCCACCAATCAATTTTGTTGTAATTATAATCATCAAATTTTACAACGTCAGAAAATGAAACAAAAGCATTTTTTTTACGATATAGTTTAGTATTTTTAACAAAATCTTCAATAATTTTTTGTAAATAATCCATAGATGTCTCATAATGCATGTATTTGCTAATGTTTTTTACTTCATATCCCTTAAAATTCGATAAAATTTTGAAAAAATATGGTTTTTTGTTGTATTTTTTTGATTTTTTTATGTGTTTTTCCTTAATTTTTCGCATTTCTTTCGTGCTATCAATTACAAATTCCTTTTTAGCTTTGTCAATTTCTATTCCAGAAAGAACCGATAGTTGAGAAATGTCATTGTATAATTCTTGTACGTCCTCAATTAATTCGCCACGATATAAGCGATCCCATAGCTGGCTGTTAAGCTCTTGTGAAAGATTTATTATCTCCCCTATCTTATTAACAGATGTTTTAATGTCTAAATCTGATTTTTCCATATCCGTATAGAACCTATTTGTTTTTTTTGCTTGAACCAGACTTGTCGGAACTTTAAATTTGTCGTAATTTTTTCTCGCCGCGTTGACCAATATTTCATTATCGGTTAATAATATAGTATCTGAATCAAAATCAGCCCCACTCAATCGCTCTAATAAATTCTCACCAATACTGTTCACGCAAACAATTCTATTCGTTAGACAAAAATAACGCTCTATTTGTTCATTATGCTTATTGTAGGCAAGTAAAGAAGCTGGCATCGTGATGTGAGGACTTCGACTACCAAGTAACGTTTTTCCAAAATCAAAGTTTGTATTATATACATTTCCTATTCCTATTTGAGATTTACCATCAAATTTTCCAATAGCATGATTCAGCATCTCAACTGGATTACCTAACAACGTCGAATAGTTTCCTCGAACATGAATATGACCACACCTTAATGCTTTAATTTGTGATTTTAATAAATCAACCTTAAAATCATGGTAAAGTTTTGTTTTATAGAATTCACTATTTACCGAAAGCATATTATATATGATTCCATTCTTATCACATATCGGCTCACGCTTAAATTCCTTGTCTTCAGGGTATTTAATATGATATTTCAACACTGCTGGTTCGTTGCAGATATCTTCTAAATAAGAAAGCGTTGGTTCGACTAATTTATAAACATCTTCCTTTGATAGTTGAAGTGTGTTTAATAATTGGTAATGAATTTGAACCATATCTTTAACCTTACCTGTCGGCTTATCATATTTTACCACTCCGAACAAGCTATCGAGCTGCTTTAGCCAATTCTCAAGTTTCCCAAATTTTAAATATTTTATACTCGAAGGAGTAGTTATTAGTTTAATCTGTGAAACATCTTTAGCAAATGTAAAACCGTTTAATTGTGAAATATCAATAATATCATTATCACAAAAAAATCGTTGGATATTCGTCTGGAAACAACAGCTTTTAAAAAATTTGTTTCTAAGAAGTAGCATTCCCTTATCTTTATATTTTCCAAATGAACTCACATCAAGTAATGACTGACCATCCCAAATTGAATTCCTTATCTCGACTTCTTTTTCGCTCGTAGAGAGTTCTGTTCCTACAATCTCTGTCGCTATCACCTTATCCTTAAATACAGATTCGTGGTCATCGATCACCAGTATATTTTCAAAATTTATTTCGATCGTATCTATGATACTACTGAGTGTTAGAGCAATGTATGCCTCATAGGATGCGAGGTCTAGTGGATCTCCTTCTTTTATTTGCAAACCACACGATTGCCATTTTTCCATTCGAGGATAAAGCTTCTCATTAATAAATAAACATTTTCCCACTCGGCTACTACCGCTACTCCGCTTAAATCTTTTGTAAAAAATTCCATTGCAACTAAACCCTTCACAGTAAATCTTTTCCCTCAACTGAGCCACGCTATAGATCGTCTTTATCTTATTCTTATGATAACATCCGTCCTCGAAACTAAAGAAAGATTCGAGCAACTTGTTTGATATCGGTTTCTCAACTGGGCAGTTTACTTTTATTCCCACAAGTAAACCGTCTTTTATACACACTCCATCTTCAAAATCACAACATCTCGCATTATATCCGTATCTAATGTAGGTATCTGTTCTAATACAGTTAAACTCCTTTAAACTATAAGTAAACTTTAAGTTTATAATATTGTCTGTATATTGTTTTCCATTTGATTCGAATGAAAAATTGTTTCTCCGATATATTCTCTGATATGTTTCTTCAAGAGCTAACTGCTCCAATGAAAAATCAAGTGCATTTTGATATGCCCTTAGATTTCGCTCTCCAGAGCTGTATTTTGTACTGTATTCACATTCACTTCCGTCAACATAATTATTTGCTAAAATTACGTCTTTTGCCTCTACTGATAAAATATAAATCGCATTATTTATATGACCACTCCCTATCTTCAAATCTACCGCTAACTTTATTGCCCACATCGATTTTTAGTGCCGTTTTTATTGTTCCTAAGCATTAAATTATCGATTAAAAAAATGAACCCTTATAAGTTTACCTTTTGCCTACTTAAATCAAAAAACAATGCTTTAAGCCACACTTTTTTCAGCAGCAAGCTTTTTCGCTAATCGACCAGCTCTCATCTTTGCTTTCTGCTCTTCGCTTAGTGGCTTACGATTTGACTTAGGTTTTGCCACTGGTTCAACTCCCTTTACGGCTCGAATAGAAATTGCATTCTCAGGTGCTTCAAATCTTGCCGAGTATACTTTTCCGTCGGTGTAGTATTCAGTTTTGATTAATGTCCATCCTTGTTTTTTAAATTTTGTAACATCCTTACGAATTGTTGACCATGCTCCCCACGTCTTCGTCACTGGATCAAATGAAATATGTGTTTCCATTTCTTCATTCTTTAATCGACATTCCTTTGGCACTACATTTTTCTTAACCGCCTTAACTACACTTTTCCGCTTAGTTGTCATCTGTATCTCCCTTTAAATATAAATATGATTCCCACCGATATTCTTCTCTTTTTTTCTCGATATATAAATCAAGACCTCGTTCATTAAATTCCGAACAGTCGTATTCCTCAAGCCTGTACTTAAATCTGTCTAATATCCGTTCATTCAACATTGCCTAATACTCTCCTTCTAACCATTCGGTCAATAATTTTCTCATTCTCTCACTTGGTACAAAAATGTTAATCGGCTTGCCATCCCTAACTCTTGATCTAAAAATCCACTGCAACATTTCCGATAAAGCATAAGTATCTTGATTCACATCAATATCCTTACTTCTAAATAAATTGTTAAAGAAAGGGTTCACAAAGCGATTTACTAAATAGACAAGTCCTGTCTTATCTCGATATTCATTCGTGGCTCTTGCATTTAACGCTAAAAAATGTTTGTTCGGAAATCTTGGACACTTAATCTGAGCACGATAATCTTTGAATGTTGTCCACATCATCGTTGATGACTTGCTTTCAAGGTAAAGATTTAAAAAACTTATTGATTTTCGCTGAATGTCTTTCATATCCTCCTTAGACATTCGTCGATAATCCGACTTGGATAGTAGGCATTCTTTCGTTCGAGTCATCACGCTATTTGTCCCAATAGAGTTAAGCGTCTTTGAATCGCAAATAGTAATCAATTCCTTTAATTCTTTCCGCTGCTCCTTATCATAGACGAGGTAGTCAAAATAGCTACAAAAAGTAAACTCCCATTTATAGTGGCTATTCAGACGATCCTTAGTCACGCCAAACTTTTCATAAGGTATTCCGAAGAATCTAAAATAAAAAGATTGAATCTGATAATCGAACTGATAGGTCATTAAATAAACTTCATTAAAAACACCATCGAAAATATCATGGGGAAACATCCAAAACAAGTATGCATCCGATACGAAGTAAACTTGCTCCTTATCGATCAAAGTTTTTAAAGACTGGTAACGAGATAATACGTCCTTTTTTTCATTCCAGTAAACTTTGTAGCCTCGATCGATATTAATGAACCCCTCTTTCTTAAGTAGCTGCATATCACTTGCGATTACAAACTGACGATTCTCATCTCGATCATCTTCATCCTTGTACACGTCCAGTGCAGTCACTACGCTCATAACCTCATCCATCACTAAGGTGTAGTTGCCAAGCTTGATTAACTCAATCACTTCATCATCGATACTCCCGAACAATGCATGAGTGCTAGAGATGTTCTCCTTGTCTCTAAGTAAATCCTTAAAATGGTTAAGCTTGCTCCCCTTGCCAAGCTTGCGGTCTGGCAGCTTAAACTTCCGTTTCTTGCAGCTTGTTTGAATCCGCTCCGTCTCATCTAAGAACGGAGTGACATAGATCACCTTTGCCTCTAAGTCTAAATCATTGATATGTTGGATCATCCATTGTGTCTTCCCTGATCCAGGTAGTGAATCAATCACCTTTACTGTCTTTATATTTTCTCCTCCTTCTGTTCGTTTTTACAGCATTTTGCTCGCTTTCTATTGAAAATACAGCATTATAACACGAAATCGATTCATTTTTTCTAAACGACAACTAACGTTTGTTTTTTTTACTTTTGTAGTGAATTATACTTGGAGTAGTTCATTATTGACCTTTTTCCCCTATGGGGATTCTATGAAAAAAGTATTGAAAATATCGTCTTATATCAAATCGACTAGGTAAAATATACTATAAGTTATATAGAGGATGAAACGCTGTAACCGTTGGTATCACTAGGTTTCAAAACCACTTCTGGGGGGTTTTTTTACAGCACCTCCGAGAAACGGCATAAGAGAGCCATTTGAAGGGTGTAAAAAATGAGTGAGTCCGTTGAAAAAGTACCCTAGTTTTCAGAAGGCTAAATTCGCCTATCTCAACAACAAAGCTATTATACCACAAAAGTTGCTTTTTGTCAACTGAACTTTATTGAACTCCGACTAAACTTTTGGTTTAAGTCTGTCTAGCTGCTTTTGATCTACCCTTTGTTTTTATTTTGGAATCTAAAAATGACAAAATAATAAATACAACCAATGAATTACTGGAAAATAGTTATTTTTGGTAATTTTGCTAGAATGGAAGTGCTTATAGGTATAAAAGTTGCTTTAGTCGCTACAAAATCTGTAAAATACCCCCCGTTATAAAATTTTTTAACTATCCAGAGATATTTTTAATAAAATAGTACTATGTTTTTATTTTAAAATATGGTACTTTTACTCTTATTGAGAATGATTACTATTAAAGGGGGGGAAGTCCAAAAAACCTATATTAGCATTTTATAATATAGTTTTATTTTGTCAAGTAAAAAGACTTTACATTATTTTTTAAATACCAAGTACGTTTTCCATACCATTAATAATTACTTATAATTATACATTTATATTAATAATTATACATTTATATGATAGATATTATATACATGATATAAGCATACTAATAAACAATAGGATATATATGTCATTGAATTATTTTAAACGTCTTAAAACTCAAATATGAGCCTTGTTTTTGTCCACATACCAAAAAATTTATATTTTAGGGACTGCAGCACATGCACCGAGTAGCAGCAGGACAATTTTTTTGGCATAAGCAAGCCATTTAAAAATTTGGCATAAGTTGGATGTTTAGTTTGGTTATGATCATAGTCGATATATAAAATAGTTTAATTAATCATTGACAATCAATAACGGATAGGTTACAATAGTAATATAAGATAAGGTATTGACAATTGACTTGCACACTTGACGCCTTCCTTGTGAGATCATTGACAATTTAATATAGCATGGACTATTGCAACGGATGCCGTTATTGTATCAGTTGATAGGTTAAAATTGAATTGATATTAGCAAGATTTTTTAGAGATGCGAACAAGTAGAGACGTGAGCCATGACTTAGCATACAACGAGCCACGAAGGAAGTGAACTATTTTAAATGATCATTAGTGATTAGCGATTAGTGATTGATTAAAAGAGTTTACTCTTAAAATTTAAGGAGGTTAAAAAGTGAATAGTGGAAATAAAATGGAATTGATTAGAAAATATAACGGGGCTGTTATGATATTTAGA